TCATGAAATCCCGATATTGAGGATGTTTCCGAAAGTCTTCTGGACTTTTTGCGAAGCATCCTCTTTCATTTTTTCAGTAACGTGTGTGTAAATTCTCATTGTAGTTTTCATATCATCGTGACCAACTCTTTTCATGATCGTTGTAATGTCTACCCGAGCTTCAGTCAACATGCTGATATGTGTGTGTCTGAAAATATGGGGAGTTGCATGCTTCTTAATAGATGTTTTCTCGAGTAACCTTTCCATACGCACAATGATATTTTTAGGCAGGAATGGATATCCATTTTCTCTCGCAAAAACAAAATTACCATCATGGTATTCCTCTGGCTTTATGCGGGACTGAAGCCTTCTTTTTTTCTGTCGCATTTGATATTCCTTTAGCATGTCCATGATCTGATCTTCCACTTCGATTGTACGGACTGAGCCGGCTGTTTTAGGTGGGACCAATTCATACTCTTTCATGTTGTTATTTTCTGAGTATATGGTTTTGGTTATGCGGATTTCATTGGTTTCAAAATTGATATCGGTCCATTTTAGGGCACATAATTCACCTGAACGCATTCCGGAAAAAGCAAGTAAATAAAATCTTTCAAGATCCATGTCTAATCCAAATTCCTTCACAGTCAAAAGAAATTCTTCGAGTTCCTCTTTTTCAAAATACTTTTCTTCAATCGGGTTATTTTCGATATCTTCTACAGTCAATCGTTTTTTCGGAACGACTGCACCTTCAGTTGGGCTATGTTTCAATAGCTTTTGTTGTATGGCATATTTAAAAATCAGCCCTGCTGTAGTATGGACCCCACTTATTGTATTTCGAGCATACCCTTGTTCCGTAAGATCATTTAATATTTTTTGGTACTTTCTTGTTGTGATATTTGCAATGTTTGTTTTGGCAATATATCGGTTGAGAATTTTAATTTCTTTGGTTCTAATCCTAATGGTGCCTTTCTTATTGCCAGTGGTAAGAGCGTAATCACGAATCCAATCAGCAGCCAGCTTTTCGAATGTCATCTTTTTCACGACAGACTCATCTATGCCATCTTCTACAAGAGCGGCTATAGCATCAAGGACTCTTTTTTCAGCCTCTTTTTTAGTCTTTCCTCTTCTAGCTATTTGTTTACGTTTACCGGTGACTGGATCTCTTGGACCGTCACCGACAGCGAGCCACTTCTTTCCCTTTACTAATTCCTCAAAGTACAATTTACTCACCCCATTTTTATTGAATAGTTTTATAGAGTTCTTTATACATCATGAATGAAAACTTTTTCCTTCTGTACATTTCCAGCCGTTTTGCAGCAAAAGGATACGTTACGTTAAAGGTATCCCCAATTAACTTTATAGCCTCCGACTGCATGTGCGGCAACGAAATTTTTTCAAGCATGAATGTTGGCACACAGAAATGATACATAAAGCTATTAGCCTGGTATTCTTGCAACTGTCGGAACATGCGATTCATATTAAATTGGTTTCCGCAATGCTTAATCACGTGCCCGAGTTCATGCACAAAATCCTCCCATTGCTGCTGACGAGAAGTTCTTGAATCCAACACCATGCTATAAAGACCATTTATACAAAACATGCTGCTGCCTTTTCTTTCGTAGTGAATCCAAATCTGAAAAGCAGCTGCAATACGTTCCATGTCAATCTCTTCAGGAGTAAACATATTCAATTTTGTATAGATTTTCTTTACTTCTTCCTCTAGATGAGATAGCTGAATTGTCATAATAGCACCACCTGATGGGAATATATGTTCTCATTTTGGTTATAAAATAAAAGCCTATAAAAAGACTTTTATTTATATTCTATATTTATCTTGTAATTATCATCTAAACCAGTTTGAGCTTGTCCTTTATTGGTATAAGCTTCTTTTGCTGTTGCCATATTTTCGCCGAATTTTTTATCGTTCTTACCGGCTTCTTTGTGGATAAAGATGAAAATTGAATCTAATTTCCCGTCGTCTTTTTCACGAGCTACTTGCTCAGCTAATGTTTTAAGATCGTCTTTTTTACTCACATCAGTTGTGATTCTTAAATATAGCTGACCGGCCTTGTTTTTATTTTCCTCTACAACTTTATAATTGAAATCCGAAGAACCGCAAGCTGCTAAGATTAAAATTAGAGAGAAGGAGGCAAATAATAAAACTATTTTTCTCAAAAAAATTTCCCCTTTTTTTATATTGAATTACTTTTATTTAAACGAGCTATCCTCGTTTTTAAAAACCTTCAATTTTTCCGGAAGAGAATCCCGATCCAATTCAGAAGCGAATCCGGATGAGAAGAGACGCTGAAACACTTGATACGTAAGGGTTTAACTGCTTGTTAATTTTATATTTCCGGATGAGAGTTCTGATCCAGTTCGGATGAGAGTTCCGATCTTATTAGTAAACAGAATTTAAACATAATAAACATTAAGAAATAATAGACCGGATACCACGGTATATCATTATTTTTTGTTTCTGTTACAAATAAAAAATTGCAATACTTTTGCTTAAAAGAATGTTAATCATTCTCCGTATTCGGAGATTTACGACCTTTCGCTTTTTCTTTCTCCTTCAGATAGTTGATAAAATCAATTGCCTGTTTACGTGCTTCCTCTGAAAAATCAGATGCATCTTTAAAAGCAATTTGAAGATCTGGATCATTTGTAACTACGTCGGAGGTATTTTCTTCAAAGACAACAGGTTTACTGTTAGGCTGGTGCCCAAGCAAATAATCAGTTGAAACCTCAAAGAAATCTGCAATTTTTTTTAACGTTTCATAGTCAGGTTGCCGGAAACCACGTTCGTAATTTGATAAGTTTTGGTGAGGGATATTTAGTTTTTCAGCAAGTGCTTTCTGGGTTAAATTTATATTTTCCCGAAGGCTCCTAATTCTAGCCCCTAAGCCCATATTGTATTCCTCCATCAATTTATTACCTTATACGAATTGTACAATATTCTTCAAAATGAGTAAAAAAAATATACGATTAGTATAAAAAAGTGAAAACCCCTATTGACATATACGATTCGAAGAATTAAGATGTGAATATAAAGTTCTTCGAATCGTATATTTGGAGGTGAGATACACTTGAAAGTTAATGAGAAATTGCGGGCAATTCGTAAATCTAAAGGGATTACTCAAAAATTTGTAGCGAACAGCTTAAACATACCTATCGCAACCTACAATGGGTATGAGCTTGGTCGAAGAAAAATACATGTTGAACTACTTAAAGATATTGCAACTGTTTTAGATGAACCAATCCAAAATTTTTTTGAGATTAAAATATACGAATCGAAGAATAACACAGCTTAGGAGGTTAAAGATATGTTCACTATGCAGTACGACGAACAATTCATCGATCAGATTGCTGCGAAGATCGCAGAAAGAGCAATTGAAATGCTTGTTGAACGTCTTGGCTCACTGAATGAACTCCCTCCTGTTCTTACAAGGGAAGAAGCTATGAAAGTTCTACGGTGCGGCCCAACCAAGATGTCTGAGCTAATGGCTCGACCAGATTTTCCGGTTAACAATGAGGTTGGTAAGAAAATACCGAAACATTTACTTATCAAATGGATCGAACGAAACACCCGTTGGATTGAAGAGAATACAAAGTATTTTCACAAGGAGGCAACAGCGTGAATCAACTCGTTTTTATTGAAGGCAACCAAGTTGTAACAGATAGTCTTACTGTCGCAGAAGTCTTCGGAAAACGTCATGACACGGTTTTGCGTGACATCAGAAACCTTGATTCCAGTAAAGAATTTAATCTCCACAATTTTGCGGAGGTTGAGTACCAAGACAATAAAAATCGCACTTATAAAAAATATCTAATCAAACGTGATGGACTCACATTTTTAGTTTTTGGTTACACGGGCGCCAAAGCAGCACTGTTCAAAGAAAAATACATTTCCGAATTTAATCGGATGGAAGCTGAATTGCAAAAAATGACTCAGCCGTCCTACATGATCGAAGATCCAGTTAGCCGAGCAAAGCGATGGATCAGCGAGGAGGAAGAACGGCAGCAACTCGAACAAACATTGAAAATTCAAGAACCATTAGTCAACTTTGCACAGAGTTGTATGGCATCAGAAAGGTCAATGCTTGTTCGTGAACTGGCAAAGCTTGCTTGTAAAAAAGGCATTGTCATTGGTGAGAAACGACTCTTTCAGAAGCTGCGCGAATGGAAAATGATCATGGCCAACAAAAATGAGCCATACCAGGAATACGTCGAGCGTGGTTACTTTGAAATCGCACAGGGGGTGCGAGATGTAAACGGGACGCCGAAGTCCTGGCTGACAATGCGCATCACTCCGAAGGGACAAGCCTTCATCATCAACAAGCTAAAACAGCAAGCGAGCTAGTTCCTTCATTAATTAAATTTTATCAATTAAAACTAAATATATCAGGGGGCGAACTTATGTCGAACAATCCATACAATATGGACAATTTACCAATCATACTCAAAACAGAGCGGAAGAGAGCAAAGCTATCGCAGTACCAAATTGGAAAGATTATTGGTAACAGAGATCAGTCGTATGTCTCTAATATCGAAAATGGTATTTTTCCTCTGACGCCTGAGTTGTGCATTAAGTGGTTTGAAGCGTGCGGCGCCTATGAACATATTGATCTTGTACATTACCTGTTTAAGCTGCACCCGACAGCCTCGGCACCTATAGACCCTGCGCTTAATGAAAGTGCGAGTAGCGCAGTAATCAATATGATTCATCAACTTGAAGAAGCATTGCAAGCTACAAAGCATCTGGCCCGATGGTTAGCAAATGACCGGCCGGGCAGAACTGGAGAACTACCGATGAGTGATATCAAGCAAATCTTTGATCTAATTCCAGCAAATAAAACACTCATTTACTCTTTAGTACGGAACTACGGTTTGAAGATGCCTGAACTGGCTGACAGGTGGACGCGCAAAGCGTTAATGGATCAGGTTGCAATGTCTAAACAAGAGGAAAGGCAGGCGGTTTTAGTATGAAAACTAATCAGTTTTTGAAATCAGATATAGAGTCAGCTAAAAGAAAAATCGAATCTGCGGAAGAGCTTTCTATCATGCTTTCAGAAGCATTACGTGATGGTGATTATGAAGAGGCAATCAGTCTCGCCGGGAGTATCAAAGTTCTTACAGAGGATATCAGCCGACTGGCAAATAAAGGGCGGTTGTATGATACAGCTATGAAAATGCAACAACGAGGCATCAATTTGGCAGTGATAAGTAGGTGTTTGGGATGATGGTTCACTTTGTCCGCAAACCAGCAACAGCGTTGGAGGTCAAAGCATGGTGTGAAAGAATCCGAAATCATAGCGAACTGTACTTGATTTGGGATAAACGCACAGCAAATTACAGAAAGGAGATTATGAATGATCGAAAATCCAATGATTCTAAACAACTGGCACGACAAGCTGACTGAGCCGGAAACGAAAAAGGATTTTTTCGGGGATGAAGTTACGCCTTTCGATGATTACGTGATAGATAGTGCCGAGGGTGAAGTCATCTTGAGGGAAAACCTTGAACGTTATCTAAAGGAGCATCTTGGTTTTGAATTTAGAAATGAGCATTAAAAAAGCCCACTCTGGCAAGTGGACTCAGTAAGGCGTTTTGCAATTTATTGATTGCTTAATTATACCAAAACGCCCCATAAAAATCAATGGAGGTTTTATACATGACTAAAGCAGTTAAAGTGGCATTCAGTGAGCGTGCGGAGGATCAGCAACGTTTAAGACAGGTCGGCGGTTCAATTGTATTCGCCAAAAACGGTAAAGCGCAGTTTAGTTTCCCTTCAATGGATCACTACCGGGAATGGCAGCGGCTTGGAACAGAAGCTTACAAAAGAAAGGGGGGGCTGCTCTGATGCAAGCGGAGGTTTTCGCTTCGACAGCGGACATGAGTCGGGACGAATGGCTTCTTGAGCGACGAAAGGGCATAGGCGGTTCTGATGCTTCCGTAATTTTAGGCATTAACAAATGGCAAACACCGTTTGAATTGTGGTTAGACAAAACAGGCCAGGTACCTGTAAGTGAATCAGGCAGTGAAGCTGCATACTTTGGCTCACTTCTTGAAGACGTTGTTGCAAAAGAGTTCGAGATTCGTAGCGGAAAAAAAGTTAGGCGGAGAAAAGCGATGCTCAGGCACCCCAAGCACGATTTTATATTGGCGAATGTTGACCGAATGATTGTTGGTGAAAAAGCCATATTGGAGTGCAAAACTACGTCGGCATACAACCTGAAAGAGTGGGAAGATGACGAGATTCCCGACAGCTATATTGTGCAGGTTCAACACTATCTAGGAGTGCTGGGACCTGAATATAAAAAAGCGTACTTCGCTGTCCTAATCGGCGGCAATAAATTCATTTGGAAAGAGATTGAGCGTGATGATGAGCTCATTGCGATGATCTTTCAAGCTGAGATTGAATTTTGGAATGAAAATGTGTTGGGCGGACAGGCCCCTGTGCTTGATGGTTCGAGTGCAGCAGAAGAATATCTCAAGCAACGTTATGCCGAGGCAGAGGGCGGTAAAGTCGTTGATCTCACTTCAGCGAATAAAACACGCATTCAGCAATATTTGCAGCTTAAAGATCAGATCAATGAACTTCAATTGCAGGCAAAGGAATTAGAAAACCAGATAAAACACGAAATGAAAGAAGCAGAATACGGCTTCATCGGAAACTATCAAACTAGTTGGAAGTCGGTTTCAACTAATCGGATCGACTCTAAGAAACTCAAAGAGCAGTTTCCAGACGTATACGAGAAAGTCACTAAAGAAGTCCAATTTAGACGCTTTGGAATCAAGGAGGTTAGCTGATTATGGCTACAAATCAATCATTAAAAAACAATATCCAGAAGAAACAAAACAGTGCTCCATCACAACAGCAAGGAACAACGATGAAAGGTCTGCTTTCTTCTCCGGCAGTCATGAATCGTTTTGAAGAAGTTCTAGGGAAAAGAGCTTCCCAATTCACAGCGTCAATTCTGAGCCTATACAACGGTGAAAAGATGCTCCAAAAGGCAGAGCCTATGAGCGTGATTTCATCGGCTATGGTGGCTGCTACGCTTGATCTGCCAGTGGATAAGAACTTGGGTTATGCCTGGATCGTTCCATATGGCGGCCGTGCCCAATTTCAACTTGGTTATAAAGGGTACATTCAGTTGGCCTTACGTACGGGCCAGTATAAATTCATCAATTGCATACCGGTCCATGAAGGAGAATTGCAAAAGTGGAACCCATTAACCGAGGAAATAGAAATTGATTTTGAAAAACGGGAATCAGATGCGGTTATTGGTTACGCTGCTTACTTCGAGCTTTTAAACGGTTTCCGGAAAACAGTGTATTGGACAAAGGCGCAAGTTGAAAAGCATAAAAAGAAGTTTAGTAAGTCGGACTTCGGCTGGAAAAACGATTGGGATGCAATGGCATTAAAAACTGTTTTGAAAGCGATTCTGAGTAAATGGGGCATCTTGTCAGTGGAAATGCAGAAGGCTGTCATTGAGGACGATGAGGCACGAGAGCGCATTGACATCACTGACGAAATGTCTGAGCCAGAAATCATTGACGCAGAAGTATCAGAGGAAAAACCAAGCGCGCAGGATGCCGATCCTTTTGATGGCAAGCCTGTAGACATCAGTGACGATGACCTCCCATTTGATTAAGGTTAGCATCCCCTTCTGTTACAAGTGGCTAGCGGAAGGGGCGCCGAATCGCGCGCAGCTGTTTCGTGCTTACGTCGAAGGCTATCTCAGAACAAATGAACCTGGCTTACGTTTAGTCCGCATCTGCGGAATGACAGCACTGTGTGAAAGGAAGTAGGTGAGCGGCATGGATATGTACGGTTTGGGGTATGTGGTCCTGCCCCGGCTACACTTTAAGGATTCACGCGACGAGACGATTTACGATCATTTGTTTAAAAGGGCTGAATACAGGTCAGATCAACAATTAGAGCCCGGCCAAACAATTATCAAACTGGTGGATCTGGCTAAACGCTTTAACTGGTCAGCTGATCAAATCAAGTATTCATTGGATCGAATGGTAAAGCAAGAATATTTGAAGTTGGACCGGCTGCCACAAAAGCGCGGTTTTATCGTAACAGTTCTTCATTACGCTGAGTACATACAACTAGGAAATTACAACAAGAAAAAAGACTTGGCACCAGCAAAAGAAGAGCAGCAGGAGGATGAGAAGAAAATGAAGAGTAACGCATTTGCATTTTTTGAGGATGAGGGATTCGGCCTTCTATCATCGTTTATGGCTGAGAAGCTTAATAGTTTGATAGACGATTACGGCGAAGACAAGGTGTTGGATGCAATGAAAGAGGCAGTAACGCGGAACGCCCGCAATCTTGCCTACGTACAGCGCATTCTCCAGTCAAACAAGAACAAAAGTAAGGAGTGGCAACATGGAAACACACAAAACGCAAAGTACAGACGCGGCAATGGCAGCAATACTGAAGAAGCTTCAGGAAAGGTCAGCCCGATTTTCGGCGGAGTCGGACGGCTCAGAAGAAAAGGCTGATTATGAATGCCCTAAATGTAAGGATCAGCTCGGATATATCGAGAACAGAGACGGCTATGAAGTCTGGGTCCGGTGCAAATGCATAGAACGTAGGCGCATCCGAAAACTGATGAATTCTAGTGACATAACTGCTGAATTTGAGAAGTTAAAATTCAAGAATTTCACAACGGAAGGAAAGCCGGCTGTTGTGAAAGATGCTTACGATACTGCGGTGGAATACTACAAGGATTTTGACAGCATCCAGGGCACCCGAAGCAACAGCATTGCCTTGCTGGGGCAGCCGGGATCAGGGAAAACGCATTTACTGACAGCTATTTCAAACAAGCTGATCAAATCAAAGAATATCGCGGTTCAATATTTCCCTTACGTGGAAGGCTTCAACGATCTGAAAGATGACTTTGACAAGCTTGAAGAAAAACTCAATCGCATGAAAGAGATTGAAGTGCTGTTCATAGATGACTTATTCAAGCCTATGAATGGAAAGCCCCGGGCAACCGATTGGCAGGGGGGGCAGACATACTCCGTCATCAATTATCGGTATCTGAATCATAAGCCGGTCTTAATCTCGAGTGAATTGGACATCGAGAAACTTGTGGAGATTGACGAGGCGCTTGGCACCCGGATTTATGAAATGTGTGCGGACTATTGCGTGATCATCAAGGGTGACAGAATGCTATTAAATCATAGATTGGCAGGGTTGAGAAATGGATGAGAAAACGAACGTTATAGGATCCAAAGGAATGTATTTGTTCGGGCCTGCTGAACAAAAGGGCGGCAAGGACCTCACACCGGTTATTCGGGTGCTTGAGGAAAAGATCAGACAAATGGAGCTGATGCGCAGTGCTTAAAGCGGTGATCCTGCTGCCGGCCATCATACTCACGGCGCCAGCAAAAGAAAAGCAGATTCAGCAATGGGAAGAAAATGACGGGAGGTAAGGAGTTTGAGGGAAATCAAGTTTCGGGCTTGGGATAAGAAACACAATCATTTTTTTGATGTTAAAGAATTCGGTAATGATGGGAGCAATTGTTGGGCTTCTAGTAAAAGGGGCGGGGATCGTCATTGGGATCCTATTTTTGTTCAATACACCGGGTGGAAGGATAAGAACGGCCGGGATATTTATGAGGGAGACATTGTAAGGAACCACCGTAATAATTCAAATGAGCTATTAGAAGTTTTGTGGCAGGAAGAAGTGGCTCAACGCGCTTCAGACGGAATCTATTGGACAAAAGAGGTACCAGGTTTTAGATTCAAGCGAATAAAGCGAGGCTTGACTACTGTATTTGTAGCTCATCTTGATTTAGAAGTCATCGGCAACATTTACGAAGATCCTGAGCTTTTGGAGGCATCACATGCCAGCGAATAAGTACGGCGCCAGAAAAACACAGGTGGACGGAATCACTTTCGATAGCCGGGCCGAAGCCAAATACTATGAGCAGCTGAAATGGCTCAAGGTGAGCAAGCAGATCAAAGATTTTAAACTGCAGCCACGGTTCCTATTGCAAGAAGCATTCAAAAAGAACGGCAAAACTTTTCGGAAGATTGAATATATTGCAGATTTTGAGGTTCATAACTTGGACGGCAGCATCGAGATCATTGACATCAAGGGTGTAGAAACAAAGGAATTTGCCATCAAACGCAAGCTGTATGAGCGGCTTTACGATACGCCACTCAAGGTGCTGGCTCTGGATAAGTCACTCGGCTTCATCGAGCTGGACGAGCTGAAAAAACTCAAAAGAAAGGCGGGAAAGTCCTCTGTTAAACGTGGTAATCGCAGACGATCGGCCGTTGTGGGTGCAGGAAGAAGATAAGCTCATGGCCTGTATGACACGTTGCTCTCAGTTTAAGGCATGCGCCAGCCGAATGGGTTCTGATTGTAAGAAGCTCGGCGGCTCGGAAATTCCCAAAATCAATTCAGGAGGCAGATATCATGGAACAGCAAACCATCAATCCTTACAAGCCAGGACCGGTTGAAGAGTGGAAGATGACACCGGAACAGCTGGCCGAATACGTGAAAAAACACCCGATCGTTTACCGAGAGGATCTGAAACCATCGCCAGCATTCACGATGGCCGGATGGAAACCGGATCACTATTAAACACAAAAAAGCACCGAAGCGTTAGCCCCGATGCTCTGATATGAACTGGTACTTCTATCATAGCACAGGGGGCGCTAAGAATGTACAACCCAAGAGAAATAAATTTAAGTAAAGATACAACAATCCAACAGGCAATTGAGCCGGGCAAAATACAGATTCTTATTTTAGATGGGAACGAGGGCACTGCACATGTCCTTGAAGCCCCAGAACACGGTGAAACAATCATTCAAACAATTAAGGGCGGTCTGTCTCGTTTAGATTATAGGATCGGCCACAAATTCAAATAGCAGGGGCTTTCCCCTGCGGGGGAGGAACGGCATGGAAGAAATAAATATCAAGCTCTCTACTGGAACAAAGTTTACGAGAGATAAAGTAGGCACCTGCATTATCACAATCAAAAACAAAGAGCAAGATTTTGAAATAACTCTTGATGAAGATGAGACTGTAGAGGTTTTAGTATCAGACATTTTAAAACAGCAGGCCATCATTGAGGAAAACAAGCGCCAGCAGGAAGTAACGGTTCATCAGTTCCGGCAGGCTCAGGAAGAGCTTCAGCGGCTTAATAAAGAGAACGACAGGTTTAGAAAAGCCTTGCATCAATTCACTAATATGAAAACAGTTAGAACGGCGCCTGAGTTAGTGATTCAAAAGTATTCCCGGTATGCACAGGAGGTTCTTGAAGGCAGAGGAATGGAGGGTGCTGCGGAATGATTCCTTTACAAGTAGAGCTTCAGCGGGCAGTCAAAGCCACGAAGGACGAAGCAATGACAATTTATGAGGCGGCCGAACACTTAAAGGTTAATGTCGAGGAAGTGCCTATGATCGTTGCTCAAGCTGATGATCTGAAAATGATAGGCAATGACGCAATTATTGTAAAAAGAGACAAGACAAACGGTTGGCTCATTGGGGCGATGGTTTTGGTTTTATTCTTTGCAATTGCGGTTCTGCCGGGAATAGGGGGTTAAGGCATGGGGTTTCCGAGAATTTTACACTACCCGGGCAGTAAATGGTCAATGGCAGATTGGATCATTAGCCATATGCCCGAGCATAAAACATACGTTGAACCTTTCTTTGGATCCGGAGCATTGTTTTTCAATAAGCAGCCTTCGACCATTGAAACGATAAATGATCTGGATAGCAGCGTGGTCAATCTTTTCAAAGTGATTCGGGACTATCCGGAAGAGCTTGCAAGGATGATTGAATGGACGCCGTTATCTCGAGAGGAATATTACGCCTCCTATGTCTCTGAATCAGGTAATGAATTAGAGGACGCCCGTCGGTTTCTTATCCGTTGCTGGCAGGCCATAGGAGCAAAAACAAGTGATCGGACAGGCTGGCGGAGCCTTATCAGCAGTAACGGGCCTGACACGGCTAAAGAATGGGGCAAACTGCCGGAAAAGATATTGTTAGTAGCCAAGCGATTGAAAGAGGCACAGATTGAACATCAGCCAGCTGTCCAGCTGCTAGAAAGATATAAGCGAAAAGAAGTTCTTGTTTACGCTGATCCTCCTTATATCATCGAAACACGGACAAAACGGCATTACAAACACGAAATGACAATTGATGATCATGTTGAGTTACTTGAAACATTGGACAAACACCCTGGTCCTGTTCTTCTCTCAGGCTATGCTCATCCAGTTTATGATGAACGGCTCAAACATTGGAAAAGAGAAGTCCGGCAAGTATCGGCCGAAGCAGGTGCCAAGCGTGAAGAGGTTTTATGGGTGAATCCGATTGCTGCTGAACAAAGTTACTTTCAGCAATCTTTATTCAGCTTGGAGGCGCGGCCATGATCGAATACAGCTGCCCTGAATGTGGTCACAACGAATCAGATATAAAAATCCGCCCAGATGCACGCTGCCCGAAATGCGGCTGCAGCATGGGCGTTGAGGAGGAAATAGCGTGAAAATAGAGAGCATCGTATCATCAGAAAAAAAGCCATGTGCAGTATGCAATAGAAAAACTTACTCGTATAAAATCTATGAACAATCCAACATAACCATAGAAATACCAGCGTGTGATACAGAAAGTAGAAATTGTTTGCAGAAAATAGACGTGAAAGATATGGCTTCATTCGCTATAAAAGTGATCAAAAAAGATATTCAGGAGGATGCGCAATGAACACAGCATACAGAGTTTGGGACGGCGAGAATATGCATTATGGGGATGACGTGAATCTGACCCTTTTTATAAGAGACAAGGTATGGACGTTGTATAAAGATTCCGCAGGTTTATGTCCTGATATAGTCGCATCCAGTCAGGATGGGAAATCCGTTCTCATGTGGGGCACGGGGTTGAAGGATAAAAGTCTTTATGACGGAGATATAGTCAAATATGGGACTTTTAATTATCAAAATGGGGTCATCTGTTACGACACGCATCAAGCTACCTTTAAAATCGTTCCGGTTCTGTTCTACCTTGAAAATGCAGGTAATGGCGGGTGGACGGGAAACTCAATAAGAAAAACTGTTCCACTAAAAGTAATCGGCGACGTTTATCAAAATCCTGAGTTATTGGAGGGCGCGGAGTGATTCTTAAATTGACAGCTGAGCAGTACAATGCATTCTGTACATTGTTAGGAATAGGAAATAAAGATGTGATTATTTCTGAAATCATTCATTTTCACGGAATGTGGGGAGACACTGGCAATATGGAATATTCTCCTTTAAACAACATTCCTCGCTATTCTTTAATTGAAGCGGTAGTGAAAGAGAATTTCCAAAAGATGAAAACACCATTAGAAGAAGTTGAAAGGCTGATAAGTGTATATGAGAGAAGAGCAGATGGAATCTCGCATGAGGAAAATCCGTTGCACGATGCATTCAATGATTTTGTCGTTGAATTGAATGATCTGAAAGGGATCATTTTGAATCAGGAGGGCGCGGAGTGAAACAGATCAATAGAATGATCATTATTTTTCTGGCGCCAATGATATTCACTATGGCGGGCGCTTTACTAAGTCATCATTACGGAAATGGTTATATTAAAACAGGATTCGTAACGTCAGGTGGTTTCATTAGCGGCTACCTCGTTAATAAATGGATAGTTAAGAAGGAGGGTGCGGAGTGACAAAAGATGAATTGCATAGCTACTATTGCGAGGATTGTGAAGAATGGACATATATCGAAGAGCTTAAATATCCAAATGGAGTTCATTGTGCACACTGTGGAACGGAAGGTGTTTCTATAAGCTCGGAAGATTACAACAGATTGAAATGGGCATCGGAACAAAACTAAATAAGTCCAAGACGGAAAGCCTGCGGACACTGATCACTGTACAGATAAATCTGTGCTTTGGTTGGTGTCCGTTTTTTATTTCGCAACTATCTGGGAGTCTATCGCGATTACTAGCGGTGAAAGGAGTGATGAGACATGAAACAGTCCAAAAAGAAGCCATCACAGAAGCAACAGGAGCGCTCAGATCGTTTCTGGCAATCAATGATGAACACCAACATGCAAACACTCAGACGCGGCAAAGGCGGCGCTTATAAACGCAGAAAGTAAAAGGGGAGTTTAAGGATGAAATACGGATTCGCTTATAAAAACGGAAAGCTTGTAAATATCTTTTGCGGCAAAGAAGAGCTCTATAACGAGTTGAAAGCCTTCTTGGTCAAAACCTTCAGTATCAGCGTGAAAGAGGTATCGAGGCTTCAATATGTCGCAGAGCAAAAAGCAAACAACTGGAATGACACTTACTCTATTTAACTATCAGGAGGGAAAGCGCTATGACAGATCAAATGATTGCTTGGGAGATTGAGGAATGGATTCGTGATTATAAATTCATGCTGCGGGAGATCAAAAGGCTCAACCGTGTGTTGAACAAAGTAGACTTTATTAGCACAAAGCTCACTGCAACATACGGGGATGAAGCGGGCATGCCAAGGGGATCAGCAGGCGTCAGTCAGGCAGAATTGCGTCAGATGGACCGAAGAGAAAGACGGCTTCACAAATATGAATCTATTGTGCATTACCTGGACAACACTATGGAACACATTGAAGAAGAAAAGCACCGCATTGTTTATGATTGCATGATGGAAGGCATGAGCTATACTGCTATTGCAAACCACCTTGATTGCTCCCGGGATACCATCAGAAAGATCAAAACAGCCATAATCGGCAACATCGTCAATAAAGTCAAAGAAGCCAACTTTCTGCAATATTTGAACTCGTTTAAATCGGCAGTGTAAACTTGAAGGCAGGACGGGGAGGCGAAAACATTCCGCGTCACAACAAAATAAAATATAGTGATCCAAGAGCTCTATGCCCTTATAAGGTATAGGGCTTTTTGTATCCGGAAAAGAGGGAGAAACATGGCATCATTAAAGGGAGTAAGTGCTAATCCTACAAAGGCCCAGCACAGTTTGAAAGAGGACAAATACGTCACAGTAGCAGTCAAAAATGACAATAGTTATATTGCTGGTCCCAATTTGATTCCTCAGCGACTTGTGAGTGGTAAGTGGGTATCTCTTGATATTGATTCACCTAACCCATTAAAACCAGATGAAAAAGCTTATGATAAGTTCGACATCAAAGAATATCTGAATAAAGCTGGTACTTATCGTTTCAAAGTTGAGGTTTATAAATACGATAAAAACGGGGATTATGTCACCACTTTAGGAACATTCTACACTAGCAATTTCTATATCAAGTAGCAGCAAGCGGAGCGTCATCAGTACGGTGATGCTCTCTTTATATTCTTTGTAAACTGAGTCCAGTGAATCTCAGACTGCTGGTAAGGCCTCTGAGTATGGGCTCAGTTTAGAGTGAATATCTCCAAAACAAACACGAATTAGAAGGGGGCGGCGGTGAATGTAGATGGCTGAAAAGCACATTCAGGCGTATAAGGATTACGTCAAAGGCATGAAATACAAGGACCTTGCCGAAAAGTACGGGGTGTCAGTGAACACCATTAAATCGTGGAAGCAACGGCATGGTTGGGAAAGGAAAAAGGGTGCACCCTCTGAAAAAAGTGTGCACACAAAAAAGGGCGGACAGCCCGGCAACAAAAACGCAATAGGAAACAAAGGTGGCGCGGCTCCGGCGGGTAATCAAAACGCTGTGACTCACGGCTTTTTCTCTAAGTTCCTGCCAGAAGAGACGCTTGAAATCATGGAAGAGATTCAGGAACGTTCGCCTGCTGATATGATATGGGATCAAATTCAGCTTCAATATGCAGCTATTATCAGAGCGCAGCGCATTATGCACGTGCAGGATAAAGACGATATGACTAAGGTTTTGAAAAAAGAGAAGCCGGGTGCATTTGGCGATGAGCAAGAATGGGAGTTTCAATTCGCTTGGGATCGTCATGCAACCTTCCTGAATGCTCAATCTCGGGCAATGGGAGAGCTAAGAAGCTTGATTAAGCAATTTGACCAGCTGGCGCATGAAGAAGACGAGCGGCGCCTTAAATTGGAGCAAATGCGCTTGAATATCGAGAAGACAAAGGCTGAGACAAAGAATGAGAAATCCGGAAAGAACCGGGTTGTCATCGTCAATGATAAAGATGCTATGAGGAAGGCAATTAGCGATGGAAACCAAGACAATTAGAATTACTGACCTCATGAATAAGAATTTCTATTCTTTCTGGTTGAACGAAAGACCAAAATCAATATTATCTGGTGGCCGTTCTTCTATGAAATCATCCGTGATTTCTTTGAAACTCGTCATTGATTTTTTAGATGATCCTCAAGGGAATGTGATTTGTCTGCGAAAGGTTGCAAAATACCTTTCAACCTCTGTTTATGAACAGATAAAATGGGCTATTTACATGCTTGGTGTGGAGGATGAATTCTTTTTTGGTAAATCTCCATTAAAGATCGAACACAAGGAAACGAAAACGGCTTTTTATTTCTATGGCGTGGATGATCCGCAGAAGCTGAAATCGATGAATATAGCAGTAGGTTATATCATGGCTCTATGGTTTGAGGAGTTGGCCGAGTTTAGCGGTGTAGAAGATATTGATATTGTAGAGGATACATTCATCCGACAAGACCTGGGCGAAAAAGAAGTGAAGATTTACTATTCTTATAACCCGCCTCGGAATCCTTACGCATGGGTGAATGAGTGGAGAGATGATAAGGCGGGAGATGATGAGTATTTCCTCCACCACTCAACATACCTTGAGGATGAAAAAGGCTTCTTATCTGATCAGCTCATTCGTAAAATTGAGCGTTATAAGGAACAGGATGAGGATTACTGGCGATGGATGTATAGCGGCGAGGTTATTGGTCTTGGGGATATGGTCTATAACATGAACCATTTTCATGAAATTGATCAGCTGCCAGAGGATGATGCACTGATTCTAATAGATATTGCTATTGATACCGGGCACCAAGTATCAGCGACAACCTATCTGGCGTTCGGTTTAACAAAGAAACAAAATGTCATTCTGCTTGATACGTATTACTATAGCCCGGAAAACAAAGTCGTGAAAAAGGCTCCATCTGAACTTTCTACAGAATTAAAAGAGTGGATGGATAAGATAAGCCAAGAATACAACAAGTATTTCGACAAGCAGACGATCGATTCAGCTGAAGGTGCCCTTCGAAATCAATTCTTCAAAGACTACGGAATCAGGCTGCACCCGGTAGCGAAGAAAAAGAAAATTGACATGATCGACAACGTTCAGGACCTATTGGCTCAAGGGCGTTTTTTTGTGCTTAAAACAGAATCGAATCAAATCTTTTTGACCGAGCACAGGAAATACCAGTGGGATGCAGACACTCTTCAATCGGATGATCCGAAGATAATAAAGATTGATGATCACACTTGTGACGCCTTTCAATATTACGTTAACGACAATTTGCAAAAGCTCGGCTTGAAAAATTAGGGCGGTGAAACAATGATCAAAAAAATAGGCTCTGCATTAAAGGCGGTGATGTACAAAATGGGTTTAATCCAAGGAATAAACAAAATTACAGACAGCAAAAAGGTAATGGTTACCGATGAGCATTATGAATACGTGGATACATGGTATGCTTTATACAAGGGATACCACAAAGACTTTCATGATTTAAGATATAAAACAGTTGCCGGTGAGAGATCACGTCGCAGAGCCACACTAAATATGCCTAAAGTTGCGGCTGCAGAAATGGCCCAACTGGTGTTCAATGAAAAATGCTTGGTGAATGTGTCAGACAACACACTATATGACAATATTAAAGACGTTCTGGACCATAATAAATTCGGCAAGCAATTTCAACGATATTTGGAATACAGTTTTGCTCTTGGTGGCATGGTTATGAAAGTACATGTGGATGACGGCCAGATTAAAATTTCATATGTAGCTGCTGACGCCTTTTATCCTTTGTCCTCAACAAGTGACGAAGTGACAGAAGGCGTTTTTGTTAATGAGACAAGAAAAGGCGACAAAAAATATACACTGCTTGAATGGCATACGTGGGAAGGTTCTGAATATGTCATTACCAATGAACTTTATGAGAGTAATAACTCAGCTACATTAGGCATTAGAGTCCCTTTATCTACTATGTATCCAGATTTAGAGGAAGAGGCGAGGATTGAGGGGCTTACACGGCCTTTATTCGTTTATATACGGCCCAACACAGCCAATAATTTTGATATGTATTCACCATTAGGAATTTCTATTTATGCAAATGCCCTTGATACATTAAAAACTCTGGATATTGCTTATGATAGCTTTCAAAGGGAATTCCGGTTAGGAAAAAAACGTATTCTAGTTCCGCAATCCGCGATAAAGACCGTAGTCGATCCTCAGAGCGGAAAAATGTCACGCTATTTTGACGCTGAGGATGAAGCGTACCAGGCAATGAACTTTGAAAGCGAAGATGCAATAAAAGACATTAGCGTTGAATTGCGGGTGAGTGAACATATTGATGCTATCAATAGTATTTTGAATTTGCTGTCTATGCAGTTGGGTTTCTCAGCAGGGACATTTACTTTTGATTCTCAAGGATTAAAGACCGCGACAGAGGTTGTCAGCGAAAACAGTAAGACGTTCAGGACTAAAAATAGCCATGAAACAATAGTTGAAGAAGGGATTAAAGAGCTCGTTGATGTCATTGTTAATGTGGCCGAGCTATATGATATTTTTACAGCTCCTGATGACTATGATGTAACGGTTGATTTTGACGATAGCATTGCAGAAGATAGGGCGGCAAATGCCACATATTATATGACATTACAGAGCGCCGGACTTATTTCAAAGAAATATGCTCTTCAGCGAATCCTTGATCTAACAGAAGAACAAGCGGAAGAAATGTTGCAAGAAATCAAAGATGAAAATGCTACGGCTGATGATGCTTTTATGTTAGATACATTCGGCCAAAAAGAAGGTCAGCTGGAAAAGGATGAGGAAGAAGAGGAAAAAACGGAAGAAGATGAAGTTGAATGAGCCTCACCCCACGTCAACTTGATCTTTTCACGAGTCCTTTAATTGAGATTTATAACGCTATGGAGAGTGAACTGCTTCAAAATATCGCTTCGAAATTGCAAACTGATGAGGAAGAGACATCGGAAACCATTCTTTCATGGCAATTTCAAAAGCTTAACCAACTGCAGGCCCTTACTAAGGAGAATATCGAAGTGTTATCTGAAATGACAGGTATAGCAGAGGAGACGATATATTCTATTCTTGAAAATGCAGGGTTTACGGGAATCGCTGAGCAAGAAAGCTTTTTACACCGTGTTGCAAAAGGCGGAAATTTAAAGCAGGCTCCTCCAGCAAAAGAAGATCCGACTATTATTGATACGTTAAATACTTACTATCAGCAGGCTAAAACAAAACTTAATCTTACAAATTCAACTATCCTTATTCAGTCTCAACAGGTCTATAGGGATATTGTAAATAAAACAACAGCTGAGGTTCTGAGTGGATTGAAAACGCATCAAGAGGCTTTGCGCTCAGCTTGTATTGAATACAGTAAACAAGGAATCCCAGCATTTATAAGCAGGACCGGCCGGAAGTGGAGCACAGAGGCACATGTAGGAACTGTGATCAGGACTGTTTCAAATAATGTAACTAATCAGATGCAAGAAGATAGATGCGCAAGCTACGGTATCGATCTTGTTGAGATATCAAGTCATTCCGGGGCACGCCCGAAATGCGCGCGGTATCAAGGAAAGATATTTTCTTTATCCGGGAATCACCCAAGGTATCCGCCACTCTCTTCTACGAGCTATGGGGAGCCAGACGGCTTATTTGGGATTAACTGCGGGCATCAAAAATATGCCTATATCGAGGGTGTTTCAATTCAAAGAAATAAGCCATATAACCAAAGAGAGAACGCAAAAGCGTATGAACAGAGTCAGAAACAACGATATATCGAAGGGCAGATACGAAAAGCCAAAAATGAAGCCAATATGCTTCGGGCTATCGGGGATGAAGAGGGGGCAGCTAAAGCAGAATTAAAAATCAGAAAAAGACAAGCTGCTATGCGTGCATTTATTGAGGAAACCGGACGCGAGCGCCGAAGATATCGTGAACAAGTTTATTGAATTATTGCCTTTTTAGAAGATTGCAGGCATAAAAGAACAATCTTTTTTATTATGCCTAAAACAGAAGGAGGAACATATATGACAATCCCACTTTTAAAATTGAATCTGCAGTTTTTCTCAGAAGATACTGGCGGAGAAGCAGGGAACGGTGATTCGGTGGCTACCGATGAAACAGTTAATCAAGAAGGTAATACTGATGTACAGGCCAGCTCTCCAACTGAACAACCAAGTAACGAAGAGCAAACTGACCCCACGCCCTCAGATGAGGATGTGAAAAAGGAGATTTTAAAATCACTTGGCTTTGAAAACTTCGATGAGGCAAAGGCTGCCGTCGAAGATCACAGAAAATATCTTGAATCTCAAAAGACGGAGCAGCAGAAACAACAGGAAGCGTATGAAGCGCTTGAGCAGTCAAATAAAGAAAAAGATGAGGAACTTTTCAAAGCTAACGCCAAGCTATCAGCTTTTAAGGCTGGTGTGAATGAAGAATCGCTGGATGATGTTCTTCTACTTGCAAAAGCGCAGATGAATGATGATATAGATATCGAAACGGCGATCAAAAAAGTTGTGGAGAAATACCCGCAATTTACAAATAGTGAAGTAACAACACAAGTAGACAAGCCGCGCTTTTCTCAAGGGCAGCATCAATCCAAAGGCGGGAAAATGGACGCCTTTCTTACAGGATTAGGACTTAAAGGAGGAACTCAATAATGCCAAACTCTATTAACTATGTATCAAAGTATCAAGACGCTCTAGATCAAAAACTGGTGCAAGGTGCACTTACAGCAGAGTTAGAAACGCCTAACGTAAACTGGCTGGATGCAAAAACATTTAAAGTTCAATCAGTGTCTACAACAGGATATAAGCCGCATACAAGAAATAAAGGGTACAACGAAGGGACCGTTACAACAACTGAGAAGCCTTATACCCTTGAGTTTGATCGAGACATTGAGTTTTTCGTTGATAAAGCAGATGTTGATGAATCTAATCAGGCTGCTTCGGCTTCAAATGTTACAGCAACCTTCACAACGGAGCATGCCACACCGGAGCTTGATGCATATCGTTTCTCGAAGTTGGCCAAATACGCTGTCGACAGAAATCAAATTGAGACAGGTGCTATTGACAAAGAGAACATTTTCACAACATTAAAAGCTGCAATCCGTCCTTTGAGAAAATATGGACCAGGAAACCTAATCGCGTATGTTTCGAGTGAGGTAATGGATGCGCTAGAACTCTCTAAGGATTTCACTCGTAAAATTGATGTAACTAATAATAACGGAACATTAGAAACACGAGTTTCTTCTATCGATGGCGTTCGGTTAGTTGAAGTTTGGGACGAATCACGTTTCTATGATTCTTTTGATTTCTCAGAAGGATTTAAACCGGCAGAGGGAGCCAAGAAAATTAACTTCCTGATCGTTGCTAAAACAAACGTTATTGCGAAAGCAAAATTCAATTCTGTTTATTTGTTTGCGCCAGGGCAGCATACAGAAGGTGACGGATACCTTTATCAAAACCGTATTTATCATGATCTATTCATGTTAGAAAATAAACAGGATGGCGTTATTGTCTCCCTTGAGCAAACTACTCCCTAATGCGCCCCAAAATCTATCGTTCACGGCTACGACTGATAGCGTGACCGTCACTTGGGATGCGGTAGATGGGGCAACTTCATACGACGTATACAGAAGCGGAAATAAAATTGATAACACTACTGAAACCACGTATGTTTCTAGTGGTTTGAAGGCTGATACTCAATACACATTCGCTGTCGCAGCTGTCAATGAAGTGGGTTCTTCTGATAAATCAGAAAACCTTGTCACACGGACCCAAAAAGAACCAACAACTGAATCGAGTTCAAGTTAGAGAGGGGCAGCTTTATATTAAGCTGTCTCTTTCGTTTTGAGGAGGTTTTTCTCAAATGGGCTATATTGATATTGATTATTACCGAAAAACGTATGTAGGCGAATCTGAGGACAATGACGAGGTTTTAAACAAGTATATTCGACGAGCGTCTGATCTCATTGATCAATTGACCAATTTTCGTATTAAAAATGGAGCTATTAACTTGGCGGCTAACAGCTTCATTGATGAAAATGTGAAAAAGGCCACGGCAGCTCAAGTGGAATATTACGTGTTGAATGGTGGGGACACAATTGGTGCTTCGGATGACATGTCTAGCGTTAGTATCGGAGGGTTTAATTATAGTAAATCGAATCCCGAGCTCACTAGAAATCAAAAAAGGGTTTCACCTACAACTATAGCTTACTTACAGTTTACAGGGCTTTTGTATTCAGGCATTGAGGTTTTTACTCATGGTTAGGCCTATTCCTAAACAATTGCTTATTCACTCTGTGCAATACAGAGAATATGAACAAAATGAACGCTGGGGTGAAAGATGGCTTGACGTTGTCCCTGTTATTAACGTTCTTGTAAAGCCTTCAACTTCTCTTACTGTCACAGCAACAGGGGAACAGGTTAACTCTCAATCTATATTATTTCTGGATGCCAAGTATTCAAAGCCGTTTGTGGAAATGAAAGAGAAATCAGAAGTCATTTTCAACGGTCGCACAATGAAAGTCAACAAGGTGAGCCCATTTTATACTTTTGATGGCGATCTACCGCATCATTATGAAGTGGAGTTGATCTAATGGCTGGTTTTAACGTGAATATTAATTTAAGCGGGGTTTTAAATGCTACTTCTGCTGCTTTAGACCACGCTCAAATTGCTATAGATCAACAAGTTTTAAAAGACGGTAACTTCTATGCTCCGCAAGATACTGGGGAGCTAAAAAGAAGTGGTATACGAGCCTCGCATCCTGGTTCCGGGAAAGTAATCTGGGATACTAAGTATGCAAGCAAAGTATGGAATGCAAGGCGTGTATCTCTAGATCGAAACCCAAATGCGAAAGCGCGGTGGGCTGAGGTGGCAGCTGCAGAACATAAAGGTGATTGGATCACAGTTGGACAAAATGCAGTTAACGCCTATTTAAGAAGGTGAAAAAATGGATTTCCCTGATCGTTTAATTGATCATATCGAGCAAAATATGAATTTGTATAGCACTATACTCATTCCAATGCTTCAAGAAGGGAATAGCATTGCATTAACGCCCATTCCCTCATCTGATGCAGAAAATGTTTATTACATGGATGGCAGCATAGAGAAAACCTATCGCTTTCAGATTCTTGTGAAGCATAAACAGCAATTCGTGGGATATAATTCTTTACTTCAAATTGGCGAATTCTTATCTGGATTGCAAGAGAACGAGGTTCAAAGTAGCGACAATTCATTTGAATTTATTAAGTGCAATATTTCTGCAACTCCTAATTTTCTAGGGAAATCTGAGCAGCAGGAATATGTGTATGCATCCACTTTTGATGCAGAGTTATTTATCAAAGCAAGGGAGGCAAAATGATGCCAGGTACTGATAGTTTTATCATTCAGGCAAAACATAAATTTGAGATCAATACAACGCCGGACGCCACAGAACCAACATGGGTAAGAGTTGGAGCCGGCTTTTCATCCGTTGAACCTTCTCCGAATGAAGAAACAGATGATACATCTTATTTAGACGGTGACGGAAACAAATCCACTACAGTAACAGGGGGACAGTTAACCCTTGCATTCTCCGGACATCGGAAATATGATGATCCGGCGCAAAATTTTATTGCTTCAAAAGCGTTGAAATACGGATCTGAGAGGGAAACGCAATTTCGCTGGACAGATCCATCCGGTGTAATTGTTGAGGGTGATGTGACTATGACTGAGATATCCCTGCCTTCTGGTGATGCGAATGCAAAAGGTGAGTTCGGCGTCACAATCGCTTATAACGGGGTGCCAAAAGTAACTGAAACACCCTGATGCGCCCCAAAATCTAACTTATGAGGCAGGTACAAATGAAATCAGCTTGTCTTGGGACAAAGTAGATGGGGCTGACTCATATGATATTTTCCGAAGCGGAAATAAAATTGATAATGTAACAGAAAATAAATATCAATCAACAGGTTTAAAACCGGACACACAATATACATTTGTGGTCCGCGCTGTTAATGCTGCTGGTGTCTCTGAACCATCAGATTCATTAGTAACTCGTACAAAGCCAGACCCAACAACAGAGGGCTAGCCATACGGCTGCCCTTTTTTATTTATAAAGGAGCGGAATAACTATGGCTGTTCGTAAAATTGAAATCAAGAAATCCTATGAAGAGGTTGAAATCGGGGATTCTATTTATCAGATTCCTTTTGATGATGATTCCTTGAAAAAATACGAGAGTTTTTCAAAAGAGTATTATGCAGCTGTGAAAAAGCTTGAAAAAGTAAATGTCAATAACGCCTCTGACAAACAATTGGAGCAGTTAGAGCTTGAAAATGAACGATTGACCAAACAAGCTATTGAAATGTTTTTAGGAGAAGGCACATACAGTCATATTTATGAGCAGGCCGGCCGATCAGTATTTGTGGTAGCGGAAATTGTATTTAGTCTACTTGAAGTGGTAGAAGAAAAGTTCCAAGATTTTCAGAATCGCGGCAAGAAATACTATACAAAGTAGTGAAGTTTTATGGACTTTAAGCTGACAGAAAGATTCGACGATCAAATAATGATTGGCGAAAATATACTTTACTTGAATTTATCCTATGACAGGGTAATGAGGCTTTTCGAGCTCTTTAAAGACGATAGATTTAGTGAAGGTCAGAAGCTTGATATAGCTTTAGAAATGTTTGCAATGAATCCGGAAATTTTAAAGTTTCTTGAGATTGAAGAAAAAAACGCGGCTCTCGAAACTATTGTTTATGACTTCATCGGGCTGAAAAAGCAGGATGACGAAGAAGAACAACAGGACAACGATGCACCAAATAAAAAACTATACGATCTGGACAAAGACGCGGCTTATATATACGCGTCTTTTTTGTATGACTATAACTTGGACTTATTCGAATTACAAGGGACTCTGCATTGGAATAAATTCAATGCTCTTCTCCAAAACCTCTCAGATAAATCCAAATTTAAAGAGGTCGTGAGTATTCGAGCTGCTGAAGTGCCAAAACCGACTAAGCACAACAAAGAAGAACGGGATCGGTTGATTAAACTCAAACGCCTTTACAGTCTCGAGGACGAAGAGACGCTGGAAGATTTGGAAACCAAATTGGACACTTATTTCTCCATGATAGCAAATACAAGAAAAAAGGGCGGTGAGAGTTATGGCGGCAGCGGGCCGAATTGAGATTAATACATCCTTAAACAGACAAGGAGCAGAGCGAGACTTCCAACGACTACAGGCTAGCATGCAAAATGGAGCTCAAAAAATGAAGAGCGTAGGCGAGACGATGAGTAAGGCAATTACTGTCCCATTAGCAGGATTAGGCGCGGCCGCCATCTCCTCAGCTAAAAGTGTAGGTGATGCACAAGCCAAAATACAGTCGTCATTAGGTGTCACTAAGAAAGAAGCTGAAAATCTTACAAATGTAGCTAGAAACATTTATAAAGCTGGTTTTGGAGAAAGTTTAGATGAAGTTTCTGATGCTCTAATTAAAACAAAGCAGAACATGAAGAACATAAATAGTGAAGCCGAGCTACAAACAGCAACTAAAAATGCCCTTGCTCTTGCAAAAACATTTGATGCAGATGTAAATGAGGTTACAAGAGGCGGCGGCCAATTAATGAAAGCCTTTGGTATTGATTCAAAAAAGGCTTTTGATTTGATGGCTTATGGAGCCCAAAATGGACTTAATTTCTCTGATGAGATGTTTGATAATCTCAGTGAATATGCTCCCTTGTTTGGAAAGATGGGGTATTCCGCAGATGAATATTTCCAGCTATTGATAAAAGGTTCTAAAAACGGAGCCTACAATCTCGACTATGTAAATGATGTCTTTAAAGAGTTTCAAATTCGTGTAAAAGACGGATCGAAAAGCACAAAAGAAGCAATGGGACAACTATCAAGTGGTACTCAAAAGGTCTGGAAAGACTTCTTGCAAGGGAAGGGTACGGTAAAAGATGTTGCGAACGCAGTTCTTCCCGAATTAAAAGGGATGGATGATCAAGTTGCTGCGAATAACATTGGTGTAGCCCTATTCGGTACTAAATGGGAGGACTTAGAGTCTGACGCAATGTACAGCATGGGGAATATTAAGGGTTCTCTTGATGAATCAGCAGGAGCAATGGACAAAGTTACTAAAGCTCAAGAACAGTCCTTTGGTCAGCAATTTCAAGCAACACTAAGACAGGCAGCTGATGCATTAGAACCCATTGGAAGAATTATTTTGGATATGGCTCAGAGAGCTTTGCCAATAGTTCAACAGGCAATCCAAGTGTTATCTGACAAGTTTAAGAGTCTTTCTCCTACTGGACAAACTGTGGTAGTCGTTATGGGTGGGATAGCTGCGGCAATCGGTCCATTGTTAATGGTTCTATCATCGATGTTGCCGGCTATAACGGCTATCGTCACCAATTTTGGGACAGTCGTAACGGTTGCAACAAAAGTAGGCGGGGCAATCAAAACAATAGGAACTGTATTCGGTGTAGTATCAAAGCTTTTTATGACAACCCCTATATTAATTGCGATAACAGCCATTGCAGCGGCTGTTTATTTAGTCATCAAATATTGGGAGCCTATTTCAGAATTCTTTAAAGGGCTATGGGACGGCATCGTTTCGGTTGCGAAAACAATTTGGGATGGTCTTAAAGCATATTTTACTTTTCAATTTAACTTATACAAAACCATTTTCACCACAGTATGGAACGCTATAAAGTCGTTTGCAGAGGCTGTTTGGAATGGAATCGTTGTGGCGGCTCAAACTATCTGGGAAGGACTTAAATTATATTTTACAACTCTTCTAAATTTCTATAAAACCATTTTTACTACCGTGTGGAATGCTATTAAAACGGCTGTCACTGCCGTATGGAATGGGATTGTTACAGCAGGAAAAGCAATCTGGGACGGTTTGAAAACGTTTTTTACTAATTTTTTGAATGGTTTAAAAATCATATTTACTACGGTTTGGAATGCTATAAAAACAGCAACAACTACCGTTTGGAATGGAATCGTTACAGTTGGGAAAAGCGTGTGGAATGGTTTGAAAACCTTCTTCACAAATCTTCTGAATGGGTTTAAAAAGATTTTCACAACCATTTGGAATGGGATTAAGACTGTTTTAACCACTGTATGGAAAGGAATTTCCTCTGTGGCTAAAACAGTTTGGAATGCACTGAAAACATATTTTACAAATGCACTCAATTTCTATAAAAGTCTTTTCTCTAGAATCTGGAACGGTATTAAAAGTACAGTGGTTAATATTTGGAAAGGGATATCATCTGCTGGGAAGTCTATTTGGAATGGACTTAAATCGTTCTTTTCAAGCTTATGGAATGGGATAAAAAATACAGCATCAAGAGTTTTTAACGGGATGAAAAACGTGGTCAATAATATCTGGAATGGAATGAAAAGTTCAGCACGTTCAGCGTGGAATCTTATAAAAACATACGTTGTTAATCCCGTAAATAATATCAAAAATAAAGTTGTTTCAGCCTTCAATAATATAAAGTCTGGTGTGTTGGGCGTATGGGATGGCATAAAATCTGGCATTCGGAGCTCTATTAACTGGATAATCGGAAAAATTAATAGTTTCACAGGTGGGTTCTCTAGCAAGCTGAAGGTTTTAAATAAGATACCAGGCGTGAATATCCCTTCGATTCCTAAAATACCAATGTTGGCTACAGGCGGCCGTGTATTACGAGGTAAAGCAATTGTCGGGGAGGCCGGTCCAGAATTATTAGATGCAACTGGATCAACAACAAAAGTCATTCCTCTTTCATCAAAAGAGAAGGCCGCTGGAATTTCCGGTGCGCTAGGAAATATTAGTCCAACAAACATCAATAACAATTTTGATCTGTCGGCGATGGCGAAAGCTATTCAGCAACTTTCTCAAGCTGTTTTAAATCACCCTATTGAGGTGAACATACCAGCTATTCGCACTGATCTTAGCGTAAACGGACGGCAATTTGCTTCAGCAACACAAAAAGACATGACACAAGCGCAACAGCGCCAAGCTTTTAGAGATAAGAGGCGGTACAAATGACAATGACATTTAACGGGGTATCAAAACCCTTTGTTCATGTAACGACAGACACAAAGCGGCCAATGTGGGCGCCCGTAGAGTGGGAAATGGTTGAAATCCCTGGTCGTCCTGGCGCATATCCAAAGCAAAAGAAAATAAAAGCCCGTCCGTTGTCTGTTTCAGTGGTCATTAAGGGTGTTGATGACATGCAGAAAGCGAAAGAAGAAGTGGCCGAATGGCTTGTAACTGACAAGCCTGCCCCTTTAGTCTTTTCTGATGAACCTGACAGAACATATTACGCCGTTATTGATGGTGAAGGGCAGCTGGACGAGGTTTTTAAATTTGGAAAGGGCACAATAAATTTTACTTGCGCTGATCCTTACAAGTATGGACCGGACACTGTTTTCGATGTCCCGACAGCGGGCACGACTGTTAAAACAAATGGCAGCGCGCCGGCTTCTCCCGTTGTAAAATGCACTCTTGCGGCTGCAGCCACGTCATACAGTATTGAAATGTTGAATGATGATGGCAGTGTATACCAAGGCGTATATCTGAAATTCAACTTTATTGCGGGTGATTATATCGAAATAGATTTTTCTAAGCGACGTGTGACGATCAGCGGAATCAAAAAGAGTTCAGCCATCCTTTATAAATCAAGGTTTTTTCAGATTCCGTCAAAGAAAAACGTCAAGGTTAGGGCCAGCCATCCAAGTAAAATACATTTAACAGAGAAATATAAATAGGTAGGTGATTATAATGGCCGATATGTGGGTGTTAGATAGATACGATAACCCTTTGGCAATCCTATCTAGTGATGCGGAGGATGATGCCTGCACCTTTCATTCTGATCAGTTTCTGGAAAAGTTGAATCAAGGTACAGAATTCTCTTTCAGTTGTGACGCAAGACACGAAGATAGCCTACATGTAACTAAATTAAACCAAGTCGTTTTCAGAGATGAAGACGGCTTTTTTCGTCTCTTCAAAATCAGAGAAATTGACCGCGGCAACGGAGACAACGGGGCAGAGAAAATCGCCCATTGTGAACCGGCTGAAATGGAGTTGCTTGAAGCTATTGTAGAAGACGTACGGCCAACCGGTAAAACGCAACAATATGCACTGGATAGAGTTTTAGAGGGTACAAGGTGGAAGGGAAATGTAACAGCTCAAACGGGTACACAGTCCACAAACTTTTATCATATCAGCGCTTACGAAGCCATTACTAAAATTATTGAGGTATGGGGCGGAGAGCTGCGTTTTACTGTCAATTTTGACGAAGAAAACAACAAAATTATTGAACGTGTTGTCAACATTGAGCAGCGGCGCGGAAATGATGAAGGTGATCGTTTCGAAGTCGGCTACAATGTCGATAGTATTACGGTCACTGAAATGGCTTATCCTGTTTCTGCTCTGTATGGATGGGGCGGCAGCGTGGAGACAGAAAATGGCGGGGATTCCCGTTACATTGACTTCGCAGACGTTGAGTGGAAAGTATCAAACGGTGATCCGGCAGACAAGCCGAAAGGTCAGAAGTGGATTGAGCTTCCAGGAGCAAAAGAGAAATACGGTTACAAAAAGTCTGATGGAGCGTTTATAAGCTCTTTTGGTCAATGGCAGGATGAAAACATAACCGATCCAAAAGAACTGTTACAGAAAACATATGAACATTTGAGGGATACAGCTTCCAAACCTCAAGCAACATATGAACTAAAGGTCATTCCGACTGATCATATTTCTCTTGGAGATACCAGGACTGCTATAGATGACACACAAGCCGATCCAATACAGATTCAATCCCGAGTTATCGCCCTTGGATACAGTATTTCAAATCCTGCTGGCACAAAAACCGTTGAAATGGGCGAGTTTTTAGAAGTTTATCAACCTGATAGGCGCCTAGACGATTTAGAAGATAAAGTGAAAAATATTGACCGCAATGTTCAGGTGACTGACGGAAGTTTCCCTGACATTGTACCTTCAGTCCCTTCTAATGTAACTGTTAAGGGGCTTTTTTCAGGTGTAAGTATTACTTGGGATTATGATCCTTCTTCTTATATTGCGGCTTATGAGGTTTATGGATCACAAATAAAAGGATTCACCCCATCTATCGAAAACCGGCTATGGCGAGGCAAACAAAGCGGGTACCTACATGAAAACGCTGGCGTTGATAATGTTTGGTACTATCGCATTCGGGCTGTTAACTATCACAGCAAAGCAAGCGAATTTACAGCCGAGTTTTCAGCAAAAACCCAGCGGATTATGACTGATGACATTCTTTTCGGCGCAATCACAGCAGACAAGCTGGCAAATTTAGCTGTAACAGCGGACGCCATTTCCCGAAATTTCGAAGAAGCTAACATTTTGCCGGGATCGCTATTACGTTTAAGCGACATTTTAAGGGTCGATTCCAGAGTAAGTGTCAATGAGGTAAATGGTTTCAATGAGTTATCCGTTACGAAAGACACAACAGAATACACGTCATTCGGATTTACTACAGGTGGTAGAAACTCACTTAAGTTAACGAAAGGCGAAACTTACACCTTATCATTTGAGTTGAAACGAGAAACATTGAATGACTTTTCGTATATACAGGTCAGGTCGAAAAGTGGCACGCAGTACAATTTAACGAACAACTTCACCGATTTGTCGAGTTATCCAACTGATGAATTTGTAAGGTTCGATCTTCCTTTTGTTTCCCCGGCAACTCTAACTGATGGTCGCGTTTGTCTAGGAGGGAGAACACAAAATCTCACAGATAACGCTAACTTCACAATAAGAAAAGTGCAGATTAGAAGAGGGAACGTAAGAATGCCTTTCGGATTCAGCCCATACGACACACAACTCACTGACGGTGCTGTTACATCTGCCATTATTGCGGATGCGGCTATCACAAGCGCCAAGGTAGCAGAGGCGGCCATAGGAACAGCAGCCATTCAAAATGCGGCAATTGCAAGAGCTCTTTTACAAAAAGCCATTATTGCCACTGTCCATATCGCTGATGCAGCCATCACAAGTGCTAAGATCAAAGAACTGTCCGCCGATTTGATTACGTCAGGAACGATTAACGCAATCAACATCACGGGTTCATTGATCAGAGGCGGTAAATTCCAAGCGCTTAATACAAACAGTAACTTTGACTCTTATTTTGATGGTGACAAGCTATATCAGTACAAGATGAATAGCAAAAGTCAATATACAAAACTAGATATAAGCTCTAGTTTGATATATCAAGAGGCTGGGGCCGATTATTCAATCGACGGATCAAAGCCGGAAATTTGGCGAAGTGTAAGTATCGGTAATGGGAAAGTTTCGGTAAAAGGTTCAGGAGAATTTACGAATGCTTCCAATATGGCCGTGGTGGGAATGTATGGAGATTTTAACGGTTATGGGGATGGTATAGGGAAATTTGTAATCAGAAACGAAACGAATACATCTGTACCATCTGACATTTTTACATTAGAGGGTGGATACCGCCCTATGAATGGTACAGGGGGAGAGCAAAATTATTTCTCGAACTTTAAAAATAGAGCGGAGATAACGGGTAGTTCTACACTTGCTAGTTTTCAGACTTCGGATTTTGAAGCGTATGTTAGCGGTGGACTACGATTCAGATCAACAAAACGAACTGTATTCGAGGGCGCGCCCGTTGAATTACCTAAAAAATCAACAATAATGCCGGGCGATGACCAATTTACAACGCCAGAAAAAATTGTCGGCGGCAACGTAACGTCATTGGTTACAGACATTCACGGAGCGTTACAAAATAACTTATGTATTAATGTGTCACAATGCACTGTAACAGTAGGAAGTGGTTCATATGGTTATGGTTATGTTTCTTATCCTATGGTTGATGGTAACAATCAAGGAGCAGAAAATGTGTTTGCTGTCATGGCAACACCCTACGGGAAAAATGCCAATAATGTAACAGCAGGGATAATGAACCAAACCGCAAACGGATTTCAGGTCCATGTCAGAGGGACAGGTGCGAAAGATGTAACCAATGAACGGATTACAGTTAGGTTAGTGATCTTTTACGAAAAAAAATAAGGTGGTCATTTATGATCAAAGAATTCATTTACCCTAAAAACAGATGGTCTTACATTGAGGGTTTACAAATGGTTGAAACAGACACAGGACTATCTTTCACTGCATGTAATTATACTGAATCAAAATTCGACAAGGCTTTTAATATGGAGCCGGTTGAGTTTGACATTTTAACCGAATCGGATAGAAACGTAGGTTACGGTCTTCATATAGTCTACGCGAAAGCCAAAGGAGTAATGGAATATAAACTGTTCCGTATGGTAGCTGATGCAGACGGTTATTTTTTCGACTATGTAGACAGCACAGAATACATGCTGATGAAGCAGATTCTCCGTTTGTCTGTATCACCTGACGGGGAGAGAACAGGTGAATTTTACTTATATCCGAAAGGAGAATAACGAAAATGACACTAGAACCAATCGACATAACTCCTCCAACTGATGCAAAAACATCGGAGGAGCAGATGAAAGAACAAATTTTAGATTTACAAAGAATGTGTAATGTTTTAATGGTGAATCAGTCTTAATATCGGAGGGAGCACAATGGAAGGACGGAGCGCATTTTACAACTTTTTTGAAGATTGCTGGAAAAATGGAACTGTTTTAACCATTGAGCTAAAAACACACGTTCAAACAGGACGAATTACACAAGCTGAATTTGACGAAATAACAGCCCTTGAGCGCGGAAATGCTTATCCTGACCAAACAGAATAGGAGAATCAATATGGAAGAAAATAAACCAAAAGAAATGGATTTAGAAACGAAAGTGGAGCTATTTGAAAGAAAAGCGGCAGGTTATCGTCAAAACTGGATGAATGCTGAAGATATAATCATGACATATCAGTATATGATTGAAAAAGACAAACAGCTTTTAGCGGAAAAGGATCAAGAAATTCAGCATTTGAAGGAACATATTGAGAAGTTAGAAAAGAACCTGAACAACTTGAAAGGTCCAGTAAAACTAGATCATCAGAAAAATTAAGCGGCGAAGAAGCGGCTTTTTTATTTTGCCTCAAAGGAGGTGAAGTCGCATGAAATAGATAAAAGGGGGGCGTACTAATGTCAGAAGTGACGGAGGTACCAGATGTGCATGCATTACAAAAAGAGATAATGGAAATGAAGGCAGGCCAGAAAACGATCGAACAGCGCGTAAATGTTCTTGAACGCGTTTCTGATAGACAAGACCAGCAAATCATGACATTAAACGAAAAACTCAACAAGATCGAAGAGAATACAACTTGGATCAAACGCACAATAACTGGCGCTATCATTACAGCGGTATGCACTGGCGTTATTGGCGGCGCAATCGCTATTTTTTATACTGTTTTGCAAAAATAAGGAGGAAAACACAATATGAAAAACTTTGACAAAGGCACGGTCGTCCGGACGGTGCTTCTTTTAATTGCGCTGATTAACCAAACAATGCTGATGTTCGGTAAATCACCTTTGGATATTACTGATACACAAGTGAATCAGCTTGCTGATGCTTTGTACACTGCCGGCTCTCTGATCTTCACTATCGGTACGACACTTGCTGCATGGTTCAAAAACAACTACGTGACAGCAAAAGGACACAAGCAAAAAGCCGTCCTGAAAAATCACGATCTAACCAAATGAGCTGCCAGCTGGCGGCTCTTTCTATTTCAAAAACAGAATAAGGAGAGATTTTCATGACAATTGCAGTGAAAAAGAACCTTGTATTAGAAGCAAAATACGCTTTAAAATGCCCGAATTACTTGGACGCTGAATACATTACTATTCATAATACTTACAATGATGCGTCAGCTGCTAACGAGGTCAACTACATGACCGGAAACACCAGTTCAACGAGTTTCCACTTTGCAGTTGATGACAAAGAGGTTATTCAAGGATTGCCGTTAAATCGCAATGCATGGCACACAGGCGACGGCACAAATGGACCCGGGAACCGTAAGTCTATCGGCGTTGAAATCTGCTACAGCAAGTCAGGAGGTGCACGATATAGGGCTGCTGAAAAGTTGGCTATCAAATTTGTGGCGCAGCTGCTTAAAGAACGCGGCTGGGGTATTGATCGTGTACGAAAGCATCAAGATTGGAGCGGCAAGTATTGTCCGCACCGTATTTTGTCAGAGGGAAGATGGGACGAGGTTAAATCTGCCATTGAAGCAGAATTAAAGGCGCTGGGAGGAAAGACAACTTCTAAACCGTCATCATCTGCGCCTAAAGCTTCTGGGGGCACTTACACAGTCAAAAAAGGCGATACTCTTTCCGTAATTGCAAAAGAGCACGGGGTGAGTGTGGCAACCCTGCAAAGCTTGAACGGTATCAAAAACCCGAACTTGATCAAGGTCGGCCAAGTATTAAAGCTCACAGGCTCAAGCACTTCGAGCCCTAAACCAAGCAGCAAAAAAACGTCATCTGCGCTGCCCTCTGGTGTCATTAGAGTAACAAGCCCTATGCGAAAAGGGGATGACGTAAGGCGGATTCAAAAAGCTCTGGCGTCTCTTTATTTCTACCCGGACAAAGGGGCGAAGAATAACGGCATTGATGGCTTTTATGGTCCGAAAACAGCAAATGCAGTCAAACGGTTCCAGTCAGTAAGTGGCCTGACTGCTGACGGCATTTATGGACCGAAAACAAAAGCGAAAATTGAAGAGAAATTGAAGTGAAAAAGAAAATCCCTTCCTTATAGGAGGGGATTTTTTAACTATTGCTTTTCGAGCGTACGAGGAATCTTCCTGCCAAGTCAATCAGAATATAAACGACAAAGAAAATGATAATCCAACTGATAAAATCAGCCCATATGTTGTTCAAGTTTAACATACCAGCCTTATCTAATCCTGATTGAATCAGCATTGACACCAAAGTCGCAATGAAGACATATACAAACCATGCTTTCAATATTGATCACTCCTAGATGTTATCCGATAAATTTACATACATACTTTGTAACGTCGTTATAATCCTCATATCTTTTACAGAACTCATATCCACCCATATCTAATAGTTTTTTACCTAACCAAGCTAAACCAGCACCGGCAAGAACTCTCACAGCCCACCAAATAATAGGAGCAATTGTTGGGTTATTTTTCATTTCTTTTATTGCGCTTACTTGTTGATCATATGTTTCTTTAGCTTGATCAGGTGACAACGATTCTAAATAATTTTTCATTTGGACAGCATCAGCCAATTTGATTCCGGATGCAATAGCTTTTTCGATATCGAAACTGTACTTACTTGTCTCTTTGTCAAATGTAGACGCTTCATAAAAAGCTAATGCCAACTGTTCAGCTGCTTTTTTATCTTGATAATCATTATTTGCCTGTGCAGCTTGAGCTTGTGGAGTGCCAAAGATAGATGCAAAACCCAAAGCTAAAACCAACCCCAAAACAATCGCAAACTTAGTCTTAAAACTTCCGATTACACTATTCATTTTTGGTTCTCCTTCCCTTTAAATTTGAAGCAATTAGAGTCTAACATTACGTAACATAATTTTCCATAGTTATAATAAAATTGGTAGCAAGGTATCATGAACATAAAGTGAAAGGACTTCTAAAGTTGTGTTCTTCTGAACTCAAAATTGACATATTGACTATTGGGAAATTGCTGGGGTCTATAAAAAGCCCTATTACCTGAGTAGGGTTTTAATTAAACCATAGTTTCATTTCTTATCCTAAAAAATCAAAGTGGAGGAATTTCTTTGCTACATCTATTGACTATTGTAAATAGGTATTGTATAATTAAGGTATAGAAAGGAGGTGCTGAAGTGGACGAGGTGAGAAACTGGATTCTTGCTATCGCTGGTATCGTGACCATCATAAAACACATCTACGACATATGGCAAAAGGAAAGCGAAAAGCATAGCAAGAAAAAGAAAAAGCGCTCCCGCCGGGTAAGCAAGAAGCGCTGATACACAGTGAGCAAAGGGGAGTAAATCCCCTTGCTCATACCATTATATCACGTCCACGATAATATGAAAAAATATTTTAAGCAGTACAGCACAGCAGATTTTGCCGTTTTGCTCATTTTGGTTGCTGGGATCGTTGCAATTGACCTGACCGATGAGGGTATGTCTGGAAAGATTGCGCATACTGTATTGATGATAGCCGTTGTTATTACCTTGTTAAAAGGATTCATTATGATGTGGAGAGAAAGCCGACATGAAAGAAAGCGAAAAAATTAAGTTTATCCAGGAAGAAGTTTTGACGGCAGCGGAAGCGGGGGAGCTGCTTGGAATTACCCGGCAACGTTTAAGCACCCTTGTGACTTCAGGGAAGCTCAAGCCGGTTAAGAAGGTTGGAACAGTTGCATTGTTTTTGCTGGGACATGTACAAGCTCTAAAAAAAGAATTAGAAGCCGGTCGGAAAAAGTACCGGCCGTATGATGAATGAAGTTCTCAAGGCACAATATATAGAAGAAATCGTTAATTTATGCGTTTTCATCTATATGTTGTGTTTTTTGTTATTTTGGGAAAGGTGAAACATCATCAAAAAATCAATATATGGACATTTTTAAAATAGAAATCTATATATTGATTATGTGGGTAACTAATTAGTCTAAAACATTTATTGAGGAATTGCAAGCAAAAGTATTGTATAATTTGGATAAATACACTAAAATAAGGTTATAACAAATTTATAAGAACATATGTGCTTATAAAGGGGAGTGTCAGTATGGCTTATAATGTGCAGTCAGTTGCAAACTGGTTTCTGTCAAAAGAACCGATGACGCCAAAGAAGCTACAAAAGATATTGTATTATGCTTACTCTTGGTTTTTAACACTTGAAAACGAAAATCCGGAAGAGTTGGAAAACAAATTATTCAACGAAAAATTCGAAGCGTGGGTTCACGGACCGGTAATTTATTCAATTTATGATCAATACCGTCATAAAGGGTACCAGGAAATTGAAAAATTTGAAGGTCAGTTACCAACCTTTGATGAAGATACTGTAGATATACTTCAACAAGTATGGGAAGTGTATGGGCAATACAATGGGAATGAGTTAGAAACACTTACTCATCAAGAATCACCTTGGTTAAATGCGAGAAAAGGGTATCAGCCATTAGACAGATGTCGAGAAGAATTAGAGGATAAAGATATTTTCGAATGTTATATACAGCGGGTTCAATAAAATGGCGAAACGCAAAGGAAAAAAAGTAAAACAAGTTTCAAATACTTTTGAACCTAAGCGTGCTGTTCAAAGTGGAATTCCCCCTACTAGGGGTGAAAAGTCTCTCACATTTGATCTATCCTATGAAAAGTGGATGAAGGGCGTTAATATGAAAAAGTTCACTAATAAGTTGAAGGATATGGAACAGCATTCATTATACACGCACGAAATTTTTAGTAAGGTTATCCCTAATGTTCATAGAAATTGGGATGTAATCAAAAAAAGCAAAGGGCAGGGACAATTCACACATTGTCATATACTGGATGGGGATAAAAAGCAACTAGCTATTCAAATTGCTGAGGAAATACACGGAAAAACAATTTTAGATGAAGAATCTGACTTTAACGTTTGGCAATTTGGAGTTTCTAACTCTATACGAATAATAGCTGTTTATGATCACCATAATGATATAGCTTTCCCACTTTTTTTAGATTACCATCATTTGATTTATCCAAGTGTAAAATATAATCAAAGTGATTATGAGAAATATGATTTTTGCCCTCATTTAACATATAGTTCTTAAAAGCTCACATTCTGTCGTGAGCTTTTATATTATCCACTTTTTCGTTAATTTATCCCACTTTAATTCACCTTTCATCAAAAGGCTCTTCACAGCTGCACGAATATCCTCTTTACTCTTTCCTGTTTTTCTTTTCAAATCGTCCAGAGTTGGATTCTTTCCATACAAATGCATATTCACTATGATCTGATATACTTTCCGTTCAAAATCAGTCAT